GACTTAATATATTTTATATTGTCTAAAGGAACAATAACCTTTTGGTCACTAACTAGCTTTGCCGTCAATAGTTTCATTTTCTTCACCTTTTTCCATTCTACTCTCTGGTGTTTCTTTTCTATTCAACATCTTTTGTAACTCTGCTGTTGAACCGACAAAGAGAGCGTTCTGAATTTTAGTATCAGCACTTTTAGTTTCGGCCTTTAAGTCTTTTAATTTTTTTTGTAGGTCTTGTAGTTTGTCTACTGTAGTTGCTACGTTAGCGATAAGTTGTCCAGCAACTTCATATGCTCTAGGGTGTTGACCCTCTTTAGCAATCTCTAAAATACCTTCGATTGCTTCGTTACCTTTATCTATAAGGTTATAATAATTTTCTCTACTGTGAGTATAATCATTATCAATATCACCTTTGTCTTTGTCTTCTACTCTAGGCACCTTTGGTAGTTCTTTAACAACCAATTGTTTTTCGTTCTCTGTAATATCTTCTGAGACCGGGTCTAAACCTAATATTTCATTAACTGAATTCTCTAATTTTTTGTTCATATAAATTACTCATCATTACCTGTTGTCGGATTAAAACTTTTACCATCTGTAAAGTTTAATATTTGTGTTGTGAAACCAAAATCATCATCAGCGTTTGCACTTGCTGGATTTGGTGTTATGATTATTCTTTCTTCTCTACTTGCATTTGGCAAGTCTGTAGCTAAGTCATCAATTACTTCTTTAATAACTTTCTGATTACTCATTGGTCCATATAGATATGTTTTGGCAGTAAAATTCATTGTGTATATAACTGCTCGTCTTTGAGTAAACGTTCCGTTGTAACTATCTTCGTACTGTACATCATTTAAAATGATAGGTATATCTCTCTTAATATTCATATCAGGAACCATGTTGACTGTTACTGTTAAGTCTGGTTGAAAATATGGTAATATTTGTTCTACAATCTGTAGACCATTTTCAGCAGTTGCTGTAAAAGAATATAAAGTAAAACTTATATTGTAAGGCACCGGTGTATAGTTAAAGTTTAATACTTTACCGTCTTCGCCTTCTTTAACAATTCTATGTTTCTGCGTTCTAGTTAGTTTTCTACTAGGGTCATAAGATAAACCTGTAATCTCAAAACCCATTCTAGGTAATGTAGTCGCAAAGGCTCTGTCATCTAAATTAGATTGTTCATCTAGTCTAACTAAAAACTTTTCTTTTGGTGCATATGCCAATGGCACACGCAATCTTTTAGTGATGGCGCCTGTAGAAGATGTATTTTGTATGATGATGTTATTAAAAATCTGACCAAAAGCAATAGTCAATCTTCTTAATGTCTCGTTATAGAAATGATTACCAAACATTATAATACCTTGCCTTTATTAGGACCGTTTTTAATAGTATACTTCTGTGTGCCATTAGCACCAGTTTCTACTTCTTTTTTTAGAGTCTTAGTTAAAACCATTTCTTGTTTTTTTCTGTTCACTTCTTTTGCGTGTTCAGTTAATTGTTTATGTCTATCTCTACTCATCTACTTCTCCAAACGGATTTCTTTCTGTGAAATCCAATATATCATCTAACGTAGAAACCGTATCATAACCTGCCTCTGTGTTTAAATCTAAATTACTAGCGTAAGTTGATTGTGTTGCTAAGTTAGTTGCTGGTGAATATGTTTCCATCATTAATAATGCTTTTTGACCTGTTGCAAAATTATGATAATCTTCCATTTGTATTGAACCAAGACCTGTTAATGTTGTTTGTCCAATTTCAAGTGAAGTCTTGTGTAATAAAGTATCTAAACTGTGGTCGTCAGCATGTTGGTCAAGTATTTCATTACCAGTTTCAATTTTCTCACTAGAGTATTCCCAACGTGTAACTCTTAGTTTGTAAACAGGTAAAGAACCTAATTGAAAAAATGGTTCCTGGTCTTCTACGAATAGTATTTCAAAGTATGAAGACATCAAAGGAACATATAAAATATCTCCTTCGTTTGGTCTACCAGAGGCAATAAGATTAGCTGAGTTTGCAACTTGCATATCAAATGCTCTTTTAGTAACGACCAATGTAGTGTCGTCTCTAACTTCTAAACCAAATTTGTTAATGATTTCTTGTTCGCCTGCAAAACCTTCATTGGTTTCAAAATACATTTCAGTTAGATAAGAGTCATCAAATCTACTTGAAGTATCTTCGCCAAATATTAAATCTCTATTAATCAAGGTTCTTGGAAGATAGTAAATATCTTGACCAAAAATCTTAATTGATTCGTAGATTAAATCTTCTTGTAATCGCTTCTCAGCTTGATTACCGATTCCTCTACCACCTTGAAAATAGTGATTTACTGTCATTTGTTATCCTATCAAAAACGCTGGATTTAATTCAAATGTACTTCGGATTTCTTCTTCTAATTTTTGAACATCTGTTAACGCTTCTGAATATATCTGTTGGCCGTTAAGTGAGACACCACCAATCATAGCAATGCCATTAAATTTAGATAAGTTTTGTCCCCATTGTTTTTTAAATAGAGCAGTAACATATCTTTTTAAATAAATGTCGTTAAATACATCTGTGTAGACGTTTGGATCCATTTTTCTATAACACTCAATAACTAGATATTCACCAACTCTTAAATCATTTTTCCAGTCCATATCAATGTATAGTCTGTTGTCATGTTGATTGTATCTTAATGGTTTTTCACCAACTAAAATGTGGTCTAAGAAATCAAGTTGTCTCATCACCATGTCATAATTTACAACACTAGTTGAAGAGAAGTCATAAAGGTCATTCAATCTTAATTGATATCTTACGTCAAATAAGTTTAAAGAACCTTTAGATGAAAAAGGAAATATGTTAACTACTGATATAACAGACTCAGGAACAATGATATAACCTTGGCCTTCTTCCCATGCCGTGGTTACTGAATTTTTTGTAACAGATTCAGAAGAGTTTACTGTAACTCTGTCTTTATCTGCTTGTGTATATTGATACTTTAAGTAAGTTCTACGAATACCATCATAGTGGAACTGTGACCAATACTGTAACGCCTCATCAATTCTATCTTCTAATTGATTGTCGTCAGCATTAATCTCAATAACTGGTTTACCTAATGCTCTTAAAGCATACTGTTTTAGTTGTTCTCTACTTGCTGGTTCTGCCATAACTTTAGTCCCTTTTGGTATATTTATAAGAACAGGAATACACTAAAACAGTATGTCTCAATTAAAATTTATATTTAAAACTTGCTAATACCTGTTGTGTATCAGTGTAATCTGCACCAGTAAACACTGATTTACCACCTTTATCATGTAAGTATAAGCCTGCCTCAACTACCTTGTTGTCATAAACAGCACCATAATAGTTACCTGTATAACCTAGGTCATCATTCTCTGTTCTGTGTGCTGTTAGATATGTATTATCTGTAGTATTCCACATCACGCCGTAATCAATTCTGTCATCACTGGCAAGACCTGTGTCTTTATCGTCCCAAATTTCAGCACCCCATTGTACAGGAATACTCCATCTTTGTAACGAACCACCGATTGCCCAACCTTCTTGTTTTTTAGATGTTGAGTAACTTCTTGCGTCTGTTGGAGTATCAATAGCCATATAAGATAAGTCAGCTAATCCCATTAAACTAACTGTACCGTTATAATAGTAAGTGTCTTGGTCATTATCAAAACCGACTACAACTCCCCATGGTTTATCCTTTTTAAGTTTGTAAGAATTCATTTTAAATTCATCATTCCATTCAAACCCGCCGACTGCAATAACAGTCTTAGAATTGTGGTCTACTCTATTATTAGGTTGTGTGATAATAATTGGTGCGCCAATTTTAGAAGTCTTAGCAAATCCTAATCTTTGTGCGTCTGTCTCACCCATAAACAATCTAAAATTTTCATTACCTAAACTCATTTGTTTTTCAACAAGAGTATCATTTTTTGTTGTGTCTAAAGAATAGTGAGTATCATATTTACCACTAGCTCCTACATGCGTAATGTACTTATTATCTATATCTGTTTTGATACCTAACTGAACCTCTGCTCGGCTATCCCAGCCTGAATCATAAGTCTTGTCATCATA